GTGTGAGTTTATATTAGTGTCTCTGTTGATTTTTTGATCTTTAAAATTAAAGACTATGTCTTTAATTTTAAAGATCAATTTTAATCTTTTAAATTAAAGACAATGTCTTTAATTTAAAAGATTAAATATGGAAGTTCTAGATGTCCCTATTCGAAATGAAACATTTCAGTGTCTTTATAATCATCCAATTCATCTAGCATTTCTCCCCAGGACATGCCTTCCATTTTAATTTCTCTATCAATTAGGATCAGTATCTTTTCCTTGAAATGGTTGAACATCTGATCCCAATGATTCCCAGGGTGTCTCGTGCTTAACTGGATTATAAATGTCCTGATTTTCTCCCAGTTTAAAACTTCTCCAATTGGATTCTTAATAAATGCTTTTGGAACTTTCATTAAGTGATACATCCTATCTTTCCCATTATGGAAGAAGGACATATGTATTGCTGTTTGCAAAATGGTGGACCATTCGTTTGTTTGTAATCGGTCTATAAGACTTGTCAGCAATGCTATAATTGCAAGATTTTTTGGGGAATAGAATCCATCTCCACAAAAATCTAATGTATCTTCAACCTCCTCTATACCTCTCCTCAATGCATCTTGTAAAGCCTTTTTATATGTGTAACCTTTCCTAGATTTGACTTCATATTGAGCATTAAATATAGGGACTGTGTTAACAGCAGTTGTTTCTATATCCTCTAATATTTCATCCGATAAAAATTCAAATTCATCTGTTTGATCTTCATCTCCTATGCAATGGAATATTCTGGTTAATGTCATCATTGGGACTTGAGACAAAGAGGGGTAGTTGGTAGTTAGCAATGTTGGTGTCTTTATTAAATTTGTTAAATTCAAATTTCCTACTATTAAGTTAGGACCCTGGAAGAAGACCATTTTTGAGAAATGAGACCTTTTTGTGGTAACAAATTCTTTTTGATTGAGTTGTAATCTGGATAAAGAGCATTCCATATTTAAGTATTTTACTTGTCTCATGTTTATCCTTTCAATTGATTCGATTCTACCAATGATAACAGGGCAGACAGGTATTAGTTCATTAAATTTCCCTCCTGTCACTGATACTGTCTGAGAATTGCGAGCTTCAATAATATTAGACAGCAACATCTGGTATGTTACCGCAAATCTAGACCTCATTTGCCAGCATATGTAATATGTATTAGGTTCCATTATAGGGTATTTCCTCATCTTTTCAAACCTAAGATTGTGTTTACAGTTCAGTAACTTCCTACCATGAGTTTCTATTGATGTGTTGTCACCTTTCAAAATCTCTAATTCTGCTATTTGAAGGAAATCATCTTCTCCCATGATTCTTAAAGTTCTTTGATAGCCTTTAATTGTTAAATCGATTGTACCTGTATTTAATGTTCTATTTATTTGCCAATCATTCCAAGATACCCTTTCGCTTGTTTTAAATGCATCATATTTGTCCAAATCATCTTGCTGTAATTCCCCAAGCCAATATAGTAAGGGTATGAATTGTTGGCGTTTGAAGGAGTGTTTCATTAAATTCAGTAACTCTTTTACAGGCATATTCTTATAGGAGAAATTCTCAATCACATTTATTACAAAAGATAATCTTGAATTCACATCGATAAATGTATCACAGAAATGAGATAGTAGTTTAAAGCATTCTTCAACAATGACCATCTCACTCGCAGGGGCTAGACTTACATTGGCCTTTGCTGTCCCAGAAACTATTTGCTTTAGATAATGGACGGAATACCATCCATCATCTCGAATTAGATTACCATGAATAGTAGCACAGAAATCAAATGCAGTATATGCTTTAGATGGTAGAATGAATACTTTTATTCTATGCTCTGTTGATTTAATATAATCATAGCATGCCTGGTAGAATTTAGTAATTTCCTTTATCTCAAATAACCTATCTCTTTCCCCTTTTATCTCTTGATTTTCTGCGATTCTTTGATCCAATCTTTCTTTAATCCTGGTTTGCACAATAAATTCATTTAAATGGTACAGGTCTCTCCTCATAGCATCTTCATTTGCGCCTCCCACAGACAGATTATTGTGGATATATGCTCTTAAAACCAATGCAGGTGAATATCTAATTAACTTCATATTTCTAAATTCTGGCATAGTTACAGCAGACATGCTTGTTCTCTCTAATAAGGATTGTACTTGGGATAGTAAGAGGGCATTACATGCTGTTGTGTTGAGTGGATCATTCAGAATGCAAAATGAATAGATCAACTTAATATCTGTTTGATCTAAAGGCATTTGATTTAAGTCCTTTTTAACGGCAGCAAATGTCTCAGGTATTGTTTTCCTTCCGATAATCCCATCACTATTTTGTACTCTAGGCATATCCAACACACTTAAATATCTATCTTGTATACCAGTGTAATCTATTACTGGCTTATTAGCAAATAATATCTGCTCTATGAATAGTTGAGTCGGGCTCTGTATTGATAGAGATTCTTTGAATTTTTTAGAGTTATACCTAAAGAGGATAGTTGTCATAAACTCTCTAGAATTTTCTCCTTTTGTGACTAAGAGTTCAGGTTGTGCCAATATAGACTCTAAGAGCTCTTCTGTCCTTTCTGTATTTACAATAATCTCTTGAAAATCTTTATACGAAATAAGTTTTTCCAGAGATGAGGTTGTAGTGAATTTCCTGGGAGTGATAAGGGACCTACTCCTCATCTCACTTGTTTCTCCCATTTTGCTGTCCTCTGTAATCTCTGAATCTAAAACAACATATCTTAACAGTTTCAATTTCAGTATTTCACTATCTGATAGGCAGTCTAGATCCCATTGCTCTATATTATTGCATTGCGTTTGTACTGATTCTTTTACTAACTGTGGAGGTGACATTTTCTTTAACAAATTTGTTAAGAACGAGATGTTGCCAGCTTCTAATCCAACCAATGCAATTGTTGCTAAATCAGCTTGCAATATACCACATAGTTCTATAGGTAGCTCTCTTCTATCAAATAAGAATATTTTTGTAGGATCGTTTATCTGCCCAGGCAACATGTTATAAGTATTGAATGTAATCCAATGGTTCAATGCAATGCTCACCCATGCCAGGCTAGGAGGACATCCATGTTTAATAGCTGTTTGAGTTGCTGACAATCTACTTGCCATATCCTCATATGGTCCAATGTATGCACAGTCACCAACTGCTGGTAGTAAGAATCTCCCAAATACAGAGAATGGTTCCCCATAAATATTGAACAAACTGACAAATTCTTTTATGTGGTTTGTTATATACGTTTTCTTCATATTTGCTTGATTTCCAAAAGACAAACAGCATCTCTCAAAAGTTGAACATACAAAATTTACGATTATATCGTTATTCAATTTATCTTGAACCATTATAACTGAGGTTTGATTGTCATCTGAGTGAACCATGCTACAAACGTTACATCTTCCTTCTAAAAGTGACGCAACTTCTTTCATGATATCTTTAAAAACCATCATGGAACAGCTATGAATGTAACTTGATGTGTAATTCAAATTACCTTGCAACCAATTCCGCCTTATATTCACTGTGTTCTTTCGAAACCCATTTGTCATTTCTCTTATGAGATCGTTTTCTCTCTCGGCTTTTTGATCTAATAATGAGCACATCATCTCATCAGGCAGTATTAATTCTTTATTCATGTAATTGCAGAAGAAGTATAGTATTCGTTGCTTTTCTGCAGGGTATAGAATTGGGTCTAGAACAATCAACCAGAAATACTTGAAGAAGACATCTTGGGCACTCCACTTTGACATATCTGCGTTAATCTCTAATTTTATGCCTTTGGGTGTTTCTAATATGTCGTCTATGATAGATTGCTCAGCATTCTTACTTCTTGTTGCATCAATTAAGTATCTTATTTCAGATTCTGCATTTATCTCAAGTTTCTTCAGTTTGCCATCTCCGGGTTCAGATATCATTTCTTCAGGATTTAATTTACATCTCTCTTTTGCTATCCTCTCAACCCCATACAAGCATAGCTTTGCTTCAAATTCACCAACAAATATTTCTCTATCTTTTGCTGTCTTTTGGCCTTTGTTAAAAAAACAAAATTTAAAATCTTTGTGGGATTTCATGGTGTCCATTATTACTTCAATTGCTGGCTTATCTTCGATTTCTTCTAGTTTATATTTTTCATATAATCTATCAAAGACTTTTGTAGAAATGTAGTCAGTATATCTAGGAACACACTTCACCAAATCAAGATATGTGCTCTTTGTTACTTCAAAGTCTCTGTCAGATTCTTCAACAAATTCTGTGTTTGCAATCCTAGTCTTCTTTGCATCTTTCTCATTAATCTTCTTGATGTGCTTTGCTGTCTTCTCCTTGAGGCTCCTAAAATCTCCAACTTTAATACAAGATTTTGAACTGGTAAATGTTGAGATGCTGGTTAATGATCTTTTGAAATTGTTCCTATTCTCTACTCTACTCCTAAGATGGTTATGCCTTGATGTGTCCATATTTAGCATCTTTGCTACTGAAAATATGAGTAGATATAAATTTGCTGATTGTTTTTTCATATCAAAGCTCCATGGTTCTGGGACATTCATTCTTTGATCCAACTCTATTTCTAATACTGTCTTTGCTAGATCTATCATAACGTGATGTTTATTATGAAGACCTTTGGCATTGAAATAGAAAGGCATGTAAATTTGATTGATATACTCTTTCAAACTGACTTTACCAGGGAACCAAATAGATTGTAAGTTCTTTTCACTGGAAACACCCTTTTGAGTAATTTCAAACTCATTTAAGAATACATCTCTGATAGATATAAGTTGTCTCTGATCATTTGCAGACATGCATCCACGTTTTATCATGTCTGTCATGTATACCGAAAATAATGTTTTAGTATAAGGTGAAAACTTCTCTGCAATGTACTCTCTCACATGGCTTGAGAGCGCAAGGGAATTCATTATCATGTACCTTGAAGGCTCTGTGAGTGAGAGCATACTCTTAGTTATAGACAGTGATGTAAAGAATGCAAAGTTCATAACATCATTCAAGCTAACATCATTATCACTCTTAAATAGAAGAGAAGTCAAGAGGAATATCCCTGGTGATGTCACTAATCTTTGACATCTCTCTTTATCTAAACGTATTGCCTTGGAGACAGATAAGTATCCTCCTTTTACTTTGTATGTTCTGTATAAAGCTCCACACTTTAAAACATCATTCTCACTCTCATGTAAGCTGACAGTTGAGAAAACAACAGTTGACTTCTTGGATTTGATGCTAGCAGATGGATACAATATACCAAAAAAATTATTATTTGCTGTACATACAACTCTGAATGTGTTATGTTTATTGTATTGAGAGACAGATAATATGTTCTTTATCAAAACCGAAAAATCATTTATCCCTTGCCAGTATCTCGATTTAGCTATCTCTAGAATAGTCTCCCATGTCTTAGGGTTTGCATCATTAATCTTATATTCAAACTCCTCTAAGATATTTCCCACTTTTTGCAAGCCACTCTCTTTGCTCATAAAGCACTGAGTGTTCCTCATCATTACATACGCTTGATCTTTAATTTCAGGGTTTTCGAAATTTAGTATCTTTGGCTTGTTCAAATCTAAATCATCAAGCATTCTATCTTTGAACTGCTTGTGATTTCCAATTCCACAAAATTCCTTCAGGAATTTTATTCTAACTTCCTTTGGGATCACTTCTGTGTCAAATTTAAATTGCTGTTCCCACAATACTGTGCATTTTCCTATTGTGATTGGAATAATTTTATTACTTTTTGGCTTGATATTTGATCTGGCTTCTGCCTTGAGCTTTAGACAAAAGTTTTCATATTTGTCTACATCTTCACTGAAATCCATTAAGTAACCAATATTTTTGAATGCCAAACTGAATGTATCTGATTCCTTAATTGATTGGAGTTTCTTTGCCAACTTGATTAATTTTGTATTGTTCTCATTGCTGGCATTAGCATCATTTGGCGACCATATAAAATGTATACTTGGTTTTTGTTTAGAGCAATCATCGGTCACATCACGTTGATTTTTAATTCTTTCAACCATCTCAGCCCATCCTTTCTTTATTTCATCCTTGGATGGTTTATTATAGTTTTCATCTGTAATGAAGATATTACGTGCCTGCTCCTTGACAAAGTGAGTATAATATTCGCCATATTTTTTCATCATAATATGTAATAAATCATTCCATTTATCTGATTGGAACGCATTATGATTTAATGCATAATAAAAATCATCTATAGTCCCATCTGGCATAGAGCCTATAAATTCGAGGAAAACAGGATGAGTGTACAATTCAGGTGTATCTTCCACCAACCAAGGTATGGTAGGTGTGAATTCACCATGCGCAACAAGCTCCATAAATTCCTCGTTATCTCGATATCTCTGAAATAATTCATCTCGCAAGCGGAAATACCATGTGAAGTCTAAATTCAGAACTATATTCGGAAATAGATTGCTGAAATTATCACTTGAGATATGAAGATGCATATCACTTGGATTCATTCTGATTATAACTACCTCATATTCTATCCCCAATTGATTGAAGACATCACCAAGCAGAGTGTCATATTTCTTGTATGTATGCATTGCTGATTCATCACTTACAGAGACTTTGAAGTCTATTATGTAAATCTTTGCTCCATCTCTATAATAATTATCAGGCGTCACATTTGGGATCTTAATGGTTCTTAAATCCAGTGCTGGATTCATCTCTAGTATAATGTCAGCAGCTGGAACGTCATTCCTATATTCAATATTGATTGCCTCACAGAATTGTTGAGCAAAATAATTATGTCGTGTCATTGTTATTTCTGCCAAAATGTCTCTGCCAATTTCAGGACTGGCACAAGCACGTATTCTGGCAGTATACTGTCTAATGACATCGCCAAGTAATATTGCCATAC